CTTCCTTTTGTTGGTTACGACATTTGGAACGGCTATGAATGTAGCTCAATAACAGATTCCGGTTTACCAGTGTCTTTTGTTGCTAAAGTGGTTTATTCTGCTGCTAACCCATATATTGTGGAGTCTAAGTCAATGAAGCTTTACTGGAACGGGTTTAACATGCAACCATCAGGTAGAACCCCTAAAGAAGTTCTTAAGAACGTAAAGGTTACTGCTGAAAAAGATCTTTCTGCATTGCTTGAGACTCCGGTTAAAGTAGAGTTTTACCCACAAATCTTTAATGTAAAGACTGAAGAAAATAGACTCATCTGGTTGAAGGACCACGATGCTGCAGTCTGGCTGCCTCTAGAAAGTATTAAATCTGCCGAACATATTAAGTTTACAGTTTTTAATGAAACACCGAACTTACTAGTAGCTAATGAAACGGAAGCAACAGAGCAGCATTTCTATATGAGCACGCTATTACGCTCTAATTGTAAAATTACAAAGCAGCCTGATTCTGGAGATATCTTTATTTATTATAAGGGTGACAAAGTTGTTACAGAGCAGTCATTGCTTGAATGGATTGTTTCGTTCCGTAACGAGTGCCACTTCCATGAAGAGATTTGTGAAGCGGCTTACAAGCGCCTGTGGGATTTACTACAGCCTAAAGATCTACTGGTGACTTGCTACTATGCGCGTCGTGGCGGTTGGGATATTGTCCCTACACGTGCTTCTAGCAAGAAACTCCTCAACAAGTTTTTAATTGACCCCAAGGCCCCTTACTTTAAGTTTCCTCGACAATAAGCTTGATTAAAACTAATAACAATATAATATAACAATATGGACTCAAAAATCATCGTATTCCTCGATAACATTCAACGCACAATTGTTGCTACAGTAGTACTGCAAAGCAATGATACTCTTACTATCACCAAGCCTGCTATTCTTAACGTAGCACCAACCAATGAAAAGAAACTTCAAGTACAACTCTATCCTCTTATGTTTAGAGAGTTTCTTAAAGACCGTGATGTATTTCCGACCTGGACGTATTCTAAGTCCGCTATAGTCATTAGTAGTAATTGCGAACTTGAGCCAAACTTAATTGCTCAATACACTGAAATGTTTAAGACTGCAAACGTATCCCCAGCCCCGACAATTAAGTTGTTTGACGCTGACGACGCCAAATAATATATGGCTCGTAAACCTTCCACAGGTAATAACAACACTGAGACGAAAGCCTCGTCTCTTAAAGATATCTTTGATGCAGTTGATGCGCTCAATGCGGATGCATCTCTGCTTTCAGATGAAAACTCGCTCTCTATTGTAGGAGACTGGATTGATACTGGCTCGTATGCTCTTAATGCTATCTTCTCTGGATCCCTTTATAAAGGCATTCCTGTTGGCCGCATTACTGGCTTCACCGGGCCTTCAGGCGCTGGAAAAACACTTATTGTTAACAAAATCGTCGCCAATGCGCAAAAGAAAGGCTATTTTGCGGCTATTTGGGATACCGAAGCTGCAGTCGACCGCCAATCCGCTGAAGGTGTTGGTATTGATCCTAAAAGGCTTAAATATTATCCTGTTGAGACCGTGGAAGACTGTCGCAATCAGATTGCTACGTTTCTTGATAAAATTATTGCGGCGAATGACCCGAACCTTAAAGTAATCGTTGCTATTGATAGTTTAGGTAACTTGGCTAGCGCCAAGGAACTCCGAGACGTTACCGAAGGTAAGGATGCAGCTGATATGGGCACTAAAGCGAAAGCTATGAAGTCTATGATGCGGGCACTTACGTTTAAGGCTGCTAAAGCCCGAGTACCGATTCTGTTTACTAATCATATCTATGATAACCCCGCCTCTCTTTATCCAGAATTGGTTAAGAAGCAGTCAGGTGGCTCAGGCCCGGTTTATCTCGCTTCTTTACTTGTTCAGCTCGCAACTCGTAACGAGAAGATAGACAAGAACGAAAATGAAGAATCAATCGGGGTTGCACATAACGTAAGCGGTGTTACTTTGTCAGCAATGACCGTTAAGAACCGTTTCGTGCCGTCATTCCTCAAAGCAGAGTTATATAATAACTTTCGTACAGGCTTAAGTCGTTACGCAGGTCTTGCCGATATGGCAATCGCTATGGGAGTAATAACCGGAGATAAGTCTTACTTCCTCGGTACTGAAAAAATCGGTTATAAGAAGAGTTGGGAAAATGACGTCGAGTTCTGGGAGAAGAAAGCATTACCCCTTCTCGAGCAAACACTTAAAGAAAAAGTTTGCTACGGAAGTGCTGGCGGCGCAGTAGCAGAAGCTATCAATAAACAGATTGAGGACTCTGAAATAGAGGATAAAGAAAAAAACTAAAGTAAATATAAAATTATGGCTAATAAATTCCAAGAATTCAATTATACAGGCGCGGGTACTGATGACGGTACCTTTTTGACAGGTATTCGTCCAGTAACTAAATCAGTTAACGAGGCATTTATCACAGGCGTATTTAAACCCGCTAGTGGTGGTACCCAAGGATTGCTTTACAAAGGCCCACTAGGTAAGAACGTAGGTAAGTGGCATCTCTTAAACTTCCCTAATACGGCTTCAACTGCGCTCTATAGTGTGGATGATCTCGGAAACGGAGAAGTACAAGCTGTAGGTAGCTACAAGACTGATGCTACTGGTGGTCTTGATTTAGGATGCTTCTATCAAGGGGATCTTGATGGAAGCGGTACATGGCTTCGCTTAGACCCAAGTGAGCTTGTCGTAGACGAGGATGATCAAGTGCTTAACGTTATTGCACATAGCGTTCATGGTGGTATTGTTGTAGGTAACTTTGATACCAAAATTTATAGCGGCCGTGCTTTCATCTATAACATTGCTACTGGTAAGTTCTTAGAAATCGTATACAGCGATGCTACTAGCGTTACTGCATATGGTATCTGGCATAACGGCGGCACTAGTTACACGATTGTTGGTGGTTATAGTGAAATCGGTGATCGAGACCTTCCTGCAGGTATTGCAAAGGGCTTAGTTGTAGATTGGGATAGTGACAGTGAAGAGTTTGTTAACTGGACATCTTATGAGTATGATGATCAGCCGGTAAAGAGTATCTTCTATCATTTCTCAGGTATCACACCTTATGGTAAAGACGGCTACGCCCTGTCAGCTTGGGTCGTTGATCCGTCTGGTTCAGGCTTCGGTGCTCGTACTCTTGTTAAGCGCAATAAAAAAGGCGAATTTAAGAAAGGTAAGTTCACTCGCTGGACGTATCCAGGTAGTGTACTAACCACGAGCGATAGTGTTTGGCAGAACTGGATTATCGGGGTATTTAATACTGCTGAGGACACGACCATTCACGGTTACGTTCTACGCATTACGTAATAAATTATAAAATTATTAACAAAAAAGCTAAGGGAAACCTTAGCTTTTTTTATTTTATGAGTTATAATAAAGAAGTGAAGAATAATCTTCAGGTTAATACAGAGTACTTTGAGAACGTAATTGCATGTAATGCGTTAACTAACGCATATTACGCTTCTCTTGTTATTGAGCATTTAAAGCCAGACAACTTTAAACAACCTGGTAATAAGCTAGTTGTGGGTATCGTAAAAGACTTTTATCTTAAGAGAAAGTCAGTACCTACTATTACAGAGATCAAAACCTACCTCAAGAAAGAGGAAGATGTTAAGCTCATTAAAGAAACGCTTACTAATTACAAGCAAATTGATCTGAACGGCAATCTTGAAGATCTTATTCAGAATACTGAGACGTTCTTTAAAGAGAAGACCGTGTACAACACTGTTCTTAAGATTGTAGATGACTTCACTAACGATAGAGCTGATTACGGTAAGTTTCTGCAGATGTTTGAGACAGCCTGTAACATTAAGCTTGTTAGTGATATCGGTTTAGATCTTTATGGAGAATATCAAAAAGTTATCGATGACTTGAGTTCAAGTACTGAAGTTATTCCTACTGGCTGGGGATTTATTGACTCTAAGATCGGTGGCGGTCTTTATAAGAAAGGTAAAGCGTTATATTTGTTTCTTGGTCCTACCAACGTGGGTAAGTCTATCTTCTTAGGTAATATTGCTGCTAATGTAGCTAATAGTTTACCTGAAGGGGAAACAGCTGTTCTTATATCCCTTGAAATGTCCGAGATGATGTATGCAAGACGTCTCAGTAGTCATATATCTAAGATTCCAGTTAAAGAGTTACATGATCAAACTGCAGCTCTAGAGATTTACTTCAAAGACGTAGTAGAAGAGAAAAAACGTCGTTTGATAGTTAAAGAGTTCCCGCCTAAAAGTATTACGGTAGGTGGTATTAAAGCTTATCTCGAGATGCTCATTAAAAACGGGATTAAACCGGGGATAATCATTATAGACTACCTAGGTCTAGTTAAGTCTAGTAGTGGAGATAACTCTTATGAGCAAGGGAAAGCAGTTGCTGAAGATCTTCGTGCTATGTCTTATTTCTTTGAATGTCCAATTGTAAGTGCTATTCAGACTAACCGGGAAGGTATGGAAAATCCAAGTCTTGATACTGTATCTGAATCTCTTGGTGTTGCAATGACTGCTGACGTGATTTGGTCCCTCCAACAAGAAGAAGGCGATCAAGAGCTTGGCATTATTAAAGTGGGTGGTATTAAGAACCGTATCGGACCTAAACACGGGGCAACTGCTATGAGACTTGACTACGCAACTCTTTCTCTTTCTGAAGAAAAGGATTATATCGGATTAGCTAATAATTCTAGTAAGGATGGAGATGAAATGTCTAATTTAGAGAGAAAGCTTGAAAACATTACCAAATAGGTTAAATAACCTTTGTGATTACCAAAAACATACACGTTTTTACTGATGTTGATTTAGACGGCGCCGCTAGTCTACTTCTCGTGCATTGGGCTTTAAAAGTTAAGCTCGGAGATATAAAATTTACCCCGGTAACGGTTAGTAATTTTAGAAAAGAATTCTTAAAGTGGCTCGAAGAGGATAGCTTTGATAACCACGATAATGTTGTTTTTTTAGATCTTGATACAGGTAATTGTATAGACTTAATTGATCACCCAAAAGCAATTGTGATCGATCACCACTTAACTCATGTTAATGTTAAGGACAAGTACAAGAGAGCAGACATAACAATTATAGAAGCCCCTTCTTGTGCTAAGCTCATATATAAGACATTTAAAGATAAAAATTACTTATCTGAGTTATCCGACAAACAGAAATACCTTGTTGCTCTTGTAAATGATTATGATAGCTACCAATTCAAATTGAATGAGACGTATGATTTAAATTGTGCGTTCACTAATACACAGCGCACTCTAGAAAAAGGTCGCACCCATAAGTTTGTTGAAAGATTCTACAATGGTTTTGATGGTTTAAATCAATTTGAAAATAATATTGTAAAAGAATATAAAACCGGAAGAGACCTTACAATTAAGAACTTAGAAGTGTATTCGGGTAAAGTGAGCATAAGCAAACAAGAGCTTATTGTAACTGGCACTACTGCTCTCAAGTATGTTAATGATATTTGTGATCATTTATTAAAGACATATAATTCTGATATTGTGTTCTTTGTTAACGCTAATAACTCTCACGTTTCATTCAGAAAGAAAAAAGAGTGTACAGTAGACATGTCAAAGCTGGCTGCTAAGCTTTGCGAGGGCGGAGGCCATGAATATGCCGCTGGTGGTAAAATAACTGAAACATTCATGGAGTTCGTAAAACAACTAACCCCTGTGGAAGCACAATAATGGCCGGCGTAATTGGAGCACTCGAGGAAGCGGTACTAAACAACCCATTAGATTCTTTAATGGATGAAGAAATTGAGGCTGAATTGTTAAAGTTTAGCTCGTTCTGTTCCATAATGCATAATAAAAAGCTTAATAGTGTAGCTATATTCTCATTAATTGTTAAGAACAAAATTTATAAAAAGATCTATATGCGCTTAATTCATGTTGATAATGATAGAGAGGCAATATTGCTATTTTTAAAGTTTAATCCCAACTTATGTCGTAGCAAAGTTGTGAAAGAGGTGTTACAATCATGACACCTAATGAACGTACCAGAAATATATAATACTTTTTTGAGTATATCTCGTGGCTCGAGAAATAAGCCCTGGAAAGCTCGTAAGGATTTTGATGGATTTGAGAAAACCGGAGATGGCTTTATATGCCAACGGCTAGAACTGTTCTTTAAGAAGTTTCCTCAAATAAATCCAAGAGAGTTTCTTAAAGCGCCTTACGAAATATATAAAGACGAAGATATGTTCCCTCTTAATTTTTACACCACTCAAAAAGCTATAGCCGTGTATACTACATTACAAAAGCAAAAAAAAGAGGAATTACCCGATACGGAAGATCAAATTGAGGATATTAAGAAATCTCTTAAGTACATTGCCGGTATTTGCTACGCCAAGAAAATTACCCTCGAGCAATACTGTAACCTGAAGGAAGGTTATACATACAAGTCCATTGTAGACTATAACAACAAGCTTATTAATATTTATGTGTTGATTAAGTTGCCTTCTTTCGAGACACAGCTAAACTCTCTTAACCTTCAAGATAAAGAACTTTACTTAAAGGATGTATCAAGTAACATTTCAAAATACAAAATGAGACTTAATACATCTATCAGAGCAAAGAACGTAATCGACGAGGGTATAAAAATAATAACTAAAATCATTGATAAAAACTAATAATACACTAAAATCACTACACTAATATGAAACCTACATTCAACTCAAATATGTTCGAGAGTATCAAGAGCGCTCTTGAAAGCGCTAAGACTAAACAAACCGGTGGCAATTATAAGAATATTCTTTCTATTGCTGGCCCTGCCACTTATGTTATTCGTCTCTTGCCTAACATCAAGAACCCGAAAGAGACCTTCCTTCATTACTACCATCACGGCTGGAATAGCATTGCTACCGGTCAGTACGCTAGTATTACGTCTCCTTCGACTTGGGGTGAGCGTTGCCCAGTAAGTGAGCTTTATTTTAAGATTCTGCGTAGCGGTACTCCTGAAGAGCAAGAGCGCGCTAAGGCCAATCTTCGTCGTAAAGAGAACTGGTATGTCAATATCTTCGTTGTAAGCGATCCAAAGAACCCTGAGAACAATGGAACTGTAAAAGTTCTTCGCTTTGGTAAGCAACTCAATAAGATTATCGAAGCTGCTATTAGCGGTGATGACGCTTCTGAGTTCGGCGCTAAGATCTTTGATCTTTCTGAAAACGGTTGCAGTCTTCGTATTAAGGCCGAGCTTGTCTCTGATAAGCCTGGTGCACCTAAGTACCCGACCTATACTGCCTCTAAGTTCCTAGCTCCAGGCCCTATCGAAGGTCTTGATGAAGATAAGATCTCTAGTATCTATGAAAGTGTGTTTGACCTCGATACCTTTGTTGAGCATAAGACTGCTGCTGAGATTCAGACTTTTATCGATACTAACTTCTACGGTAATGAAGTTGCTACACCAGCAATTACTGCTCCAGTTGCAGACGCAGAAGATGTTGATGTCCCGTACGAGGCTCCTAAGCCTGTTGTTAAACCGGCAGTAAAGCCAGCCGTAGTTGCTACAAAGCCAGCAGCTAAACCGGTCGCAGAAGACGCATCAGCTAACGATGACAAAGTCAAGGCTATTCTTGACGGCCTCGACGATCTGTAATAGATGACTGAACAACAAAGACGCGAGCAGATAATGCAACAGCGCCAGCAGGCCGGTCAGATCCGGTCTGCTGCGCCGGCTATGTCTGATGCTGAAGCCCAGCAAATTGCTGCTCAAAATCAGGGACTTACCCAAGAGCAAATGATAGCTATTGCTATGATGGGTAAGTTTGTTCAGAACGACGTAATGGGGGTAAAGAAAGCTGGTATAGGTGATCTCAAGGTTAGTGACGTAGATATGTCTAAAGTAATGCCTTCAGGTATTGCTAAAGCAATGGGTATGCAGCCGCAGGAACAAATGCAGGCACCACCACAAGTTATACGTCAAATTCCAGCTATAATGGCTCCAGCTGCTTTACCACCTGGCGCAGTAAATCTGCCTTATATTGAACCTGCTACTAATGATACTCAAGCTGAATTTAATTTTGAGAGAAAAGTACGTTACGAAGATATCATGGAAGCTATTGATAAACTCGAGAACAAGATTATAATTCTCACGAACAAGATTAACGAACTCTCTACCATAGTAGATAAAAAAAAACCGAAGAAGAACCTAGACGATGGACCTCAAGCTGGCTAAAAAAGACTTTGCGGATAACTTCCTGAATATCATCAGTAAAGCTGTTGATGTAGCTTCTATTAAAGCTACTAAAGATGGCTTATATGTTGTATGCAATAAACCTGATACGAGTATTATATTACTCGGTAAGTATAATCATGCTTTAGATATAGAGCAAGAGACTACGCTTAATATAGGAGATATTAAAAAGCTCCTGAGAGTTATTGAGTGTATTGAAGAAGATGAAGTAACTTTTAAAGTTAATAGTAATCATCTTTTGTATAAGTCTAACACTATACAGTTTAAGTATCATTTCCTAGATGATGCTATTGTGCCTAAAGTCTCATTAAAGAGAGAGAAGATTGAATCATTAGAGCTCGATACTTTCTTTGATATCGAGTATAAGAAACTACAAGAGATTCTCAAAGCCAGTTCGTTTACGACTGACACCAATAAGATTTATCTCTATGGTCAGCCTGATGGTATCTACTGTGAACTAGGAGATAAAGAAAAGTCTAATACAGATAACATTACCCTTAAGGTAGTTGATAAGATTGAAGGACAGCCGCTAACACAGGCCTTGCCGTTCAATCTCGATATTTTCAGAGTACTATCGGGGGTTAAGTTTGACAAAGCACGGGTTGGTATTAATCTTAAGTTTAAGATTATGTCCTTCTACGTAAAGCCTACTGATGAAACTGAATTCAAGTTTATCATTTCTGGCCTTGTCAAATAATGGCTAATAAAATCACAACTCAAAGTTATTTCGTTAAAAGGCTAAAAGACTCTGGTTATATTGTATATAAGCTTTTTGATGCGTACGGAGAAGCAGATCCACGTAGCTGGACTATAATGATTGACCCCGGCAATGCTTCTATAATCTGCACCTGTTATGTTAACCACGGTAGTATGTTTGGAGAGTCTTATTTTGAACTCTATGACGGCGGTCAATACATTCCGGAGAAGTTTAAGTTGAAAACCGACTCAATCGAGGTTATAATAACCTACCTTGTAAAATATGGAATCAATAATAAATCAGAGCTATACAACAGCAAACAAATTTAAAACTTACAAATTTATGAGTAACTCTAAAAACTATGACTGGCTTGGGGAAGATGTAGAAAGTAAACAGCCTCCATTTGATGCTGTTAGCTACAAATATATGGAGCCAGATCGTAGCTACGACACCACACTTAAGCCTGATAGTGCTTATATCGCTACCCTACCTGATCTACAAAATGGTCCATCATCTCTTATCCAGGGAGCTAATGTTGCTATTCAACAAGTAGGTATACATAACTTTAAGCTTCCTCTTAAATGGACTCGTCCAGATGGTACTATTATTGAACTTGAAACTGCCGTTACTGGTACGGTATCTCTTGATGCTGATAAGAAAGGTATTAATATGTCTCGTATTATTCGCTCTTTCTATGAGCATAAAGACAACGTATTTGACGCTAATTACATTGAAGATGTATTAAAACTTTATAAGAAGAACCTTGGTACCTTTGATGCTAAGATTATTCTTAAGATCTCTTATCCTATTCTACAAGAGAGTCTTCGTTCTGGTAATAAAGGCTATCAATACTATAACATTTCTATCGAGTGTAATCTCAACCAACAAGGGGTATTTGATAAAATTATTCACTTTGACTTTGTTTACTCTTCAGCCTGCCCATGCTCTTTCGAGCTCGGGGAACACGCTCGTAAGTATCGTAATAAAGCAGTTGTCTCCCATTCGCAGCGCTCTACGGCTCGTATATCAATTAAGTATACTGATCATATTTGGTTCGAAGAGATCCAGAGAATGTGCCTTAATGCTCTTAAAACTGAAACTCAAGTTATGGTTAAAAGAGAAGACGAGCAAGCGTTCGCGGAACTCAACGGGGCATACTTAAAGTTCGTTGAAGATGCTTCTCGCTTACTCTATCAAGAGTTTAATAAGGATGCACGTATTATTGACTTTAAAATTGTATGTTCCCACTTAGAGTCACTACACTCTCATGATGCAATCGGATGTATTGTTAAAGGTGTAGTCGGTGGATTTGCCGCAACGGTTTCTGAATCAGAACTTCGTAGCTTGGTCCGCTAAACCATAAATATACATGGTGAGCAAAATTACTAAAACAACTAAGGGCCCGGCAAAAAAGTCTACTAATAAGAAAGTAGACCTTAATAAGCCAAGCTCTGGCGCAACTAGTTCAGCTGCACCAGCAGGTCCGGGTAGTTTTGCTCCAGCCCCTCAGCCTCAGTCTGATCTAGGTAGTGATATGAATATCACTAGTGCCGAACAGAAAAAGATACAAGACATGTTAATGCATGCTCAACTTGAGTATGCTAAAATTAAAACTCAAGTGGTTAGAGAGAAAAAGAAAGAAATAGATACCTTAAACTTTGTTATTAAGGAGTTTATGGGTCCATTCATATTAATCGGTTATGATTTAAATAACAACCCGGTTGAGATGATTTCGGCTAATTCTACTGCTGAACACGATGCTATACTTGAACGTTTACGCCGAGTAATGTACAAGATCAGTCAGAATATTGCTAACTCTAACGGGAACGACCCGTATGGTATCGCGGATAATTAAAAAATTAAAATTAGCTATTTTACCTATACGTAGAAGAATCTACGTAGTATTAGAAGGCCGATACAAGGGAGAATGGTTAGTGCAAGTTAAGGAAAGCGCGGACACTATTGTCTGTTTTTCTTTACCTGATAAATTTGTACGGGAAATACCTAAAAAGGAATTTGTTTGGGGTATTGCTAATAAACTTTTGGATCCAGTAGATGTATTACCTAAGAGCATATATAATGTCTGTTTAGCAGAATATAATCATAAAGCAACCGATGAACAACGAAATAACGCTCTTAATAGACGGAAACAACACTCTCCATCGGACCCACTGGATAGCGAATAATACTGGTAGTGTTTTAATTAATTCAAAAGGGGTAAACACCGGTAGTGTGTTTACATTTCTTAAGACTGTTAAGTCTTATGTTGATCAATTCAACGCCAGTAAGGTTTATATCGCTTGGGATCGAAAGCTTACGACTGAAGCGAACTTTAGAAATACTCTCACGGAAGGAACCTATAAAGGTACCCGAGATCAAGCTAGGAATAAAGAAGTGTATGATAGTATGGGAGATATTCTTAATTCTATTGAGTGTCTCGGTATTAGAAATATGTTCCCTGGTAAACTCGAAGCTGATGACGTTATTAGCTGGCTTGGAAAGACAATTCCCGGGAAGAAGATTATTATAAGTGTAGATAGAGACTTTATACAGTTAGTTGCAGAGGATATATCCTATTATAACCCCATTAAAAAGCAGCTCGTAGATAGTCACAACTTTAAAGAGACCTACGAGGTAGACCCCAAGGAATATCTGTACTATAAAGCAATTATTGGAGATGTTTCTGATAACATTCCAGGTATTGAGGGGTATGGTAAGGTAAAAGGACTTAAACTCGCGGTTTCTTATAATGAATACAAGAAAACTGGTACCTGTAACGAAAAAGACTTTGAAGTCATTAAGAGCAACGAAAAAATTATACAAGATAACCTCAAACTAATGGATTTATCGTATGGTTTGGAACTATTTAAAGAAGAAACTGAACTTTATGGTAAACAGCTTAATACCCTAGAGCATTGCACTACTGATTTTGATAAATTTAAGCAAATTTGTGTAGATTTAGAGTTTAACTCTATTATTGATAAGCTTAGTAATTGGCAAGCTACATTTAATAAAAAATCCAATAGTAATATTTTAGCCGAGTATTTTAAAGCTTTTGTGTAAATATTATATATGACGCCAAACGTAGAGCCACGCGCACAATCTTGCACCACTTGCGGTCAACCCTCTGTACATCCACGTATTATGCAGGTTAACCGTGGAAGAGACATTGTAACTGAAGCACATTGGATTTGTCCAAGATGTTCTAATAGATTCATGGT